GCTGCAGGATCAGTAGGGGATTTATCTCAATGTAATCCATTAAGAGATATGATTCTTAATCCTATGTCAAAAGATATTTATGCAGTAGAAACTAATCTTATTGATGCAAAAGGTACTGAAGGTTTGTCAGGTTTGTTTATTCCTGAGCAATGGTCAATGCCTCCTTACATAGATGATTATGGTAATTCACTTGTAGAAGAAGCATTAAAAGCTTTAGATGATCAATTTGAAAAATGGAAAAAAGAATTATCACCAGAAGATTACCAGTTAAGAATATCTCAGCATCCTAGAAATATTGAAGAAGCATTTGCACATAGATCTATATCTGTATTTCCACCACATCTTATTGCTGCACAGTCTAGAAGAATTGAAGAGAAAGAATATGCATATGAGTTTTTAGATATATCTACTGATGAAAATGGTAGACCATCTGTTAAAACATCAAATAGACAACCTATTAAAGAATTTCCAATTACTAAAAAGACAGAAGATAAAACAGGAGTATTAGTTGTATGGGAAAGACCAATTAAAGATCCAACCTTTGGTCAGTATTATGCATCAATTGACCCTGTATCAGAAGGTAAAACAACTACCTCAGAATCATTATGTTCTATTTATGTAATGAAAGCACCAGTTGAAGTAACTAAAGTTACAGGTACTGAAACTGAAACATATATAGAACCAGATAAGATTGTAGCTGCTTGGTGTGGTAGGTTTGATGACCTTAACAAAACACACCAGAGGCTAGAGTTAATTATAGAATGGTATAATGCCTGGACAGTAATTGAGAATAACATTTCTTTATTTATCCAGTATATGATTTCTAGGAAGAAACAAAGATTTCTAGTACCTAAGAGTCAGATTATGTTCTTAAAAGATCTAGGTTCTAATGCTAATGTATTTCAAGAGTATGGTTGGAAAAATACGGGAACATTGTTTAAACAACATCTTCTTAACTATGCCATAGAGTATACTAAAGAAGAATTGGATTTAGAGACTAAAACAGATGGTACAATTGTACGTACAAAGTACGGTATAGAAAGAATACCAGATCCTATGTTACTTACAGAAATGAGAGAATATGCAGCAGGTGTCAATGTGGATAGATTGGTTTCATTTTGTGCTCTTGTTGCATTCATGAGAATACAACAATCAAACAGGGGTTATGCTAAAAGAGTAATTATGGATGATGCAGCTAAAAACTTGCAAAAGTCAGAAAATTTGTTTAAATTAAATAGAAGTCCTTTCCGTCACATGGGAGGTGGTCATAATAAATTAGGTGGTGGTCAATTTAAAAGATCTGCATTTAAAAATATTAAATAGAAGATATGCAAGTATATAATGCCCTCCAATTAAAAAAAGGAGCAAAAGCTGAATATAATAGAATAGGTAGTATTACTCAACCATTGCAATTTATCCCTAGTAAAGATAAGGATGAAGCATGGGCTGCATGGAATCTTGACTGGTTAGAGTGGCAAGGGATTAGACAGATCCGTAGAAATGCTCGCAGGTTAATGAAAAATTATAAACTTGCAAAAGGTCTTATTGATAGATCAGACTATATTGTTGAGGAAAACAATGAGATGCGAGATATAGTTGAAACATTAACTAGAGAAGATGCATCAGCATTAGAGTTAAAGTTTTATCCAATTATTCCAAATGTTATTAATGTTTTAGTAGCTGAATTTGCTAAGAGATCTACTAAGTTAACATATAGAGCTATTGATGACTTTTCTTATAATGAGTTATTAGAACAAAAAAGATCATCAATTGAAGAAGTTTTATTACAATCAGCAGCAGTTAAAATACAAGCTGCATTACTAGAACAAGGTTTAGATCCTAATTCAGAAGAAGCAAAACAACAATTATCTACTGAAAATTTAAAATCACTTCCAGAAATAGAAGGATATTTTAAAAAGGATTATAGATCAATGGTTGAAGAATGGGCAACACATCAACATAAAGTAGATGTTGAAAGATTTGCAATGGACCAATTAGAAGAAAGAGGATTCCGTGATATGTTAATTACAGACAGAGAGTTCTGGCATTTCCGTATGATGGAAGATGATTATGAAGTTGAACTTTGGAATCCGGCTATTACATTTTATCATAAATCTCCGGATGCAAGATATATTTCTCAAGCTAACTGGGTAGGTAAAACAGACATGTTAACTGCAGCAGATGTGGTTGATAGATATGGTTATCTAATGAATGAAGATCAACTTGCTGCATTAGAAGCTATTTATCCTATCAGATCTGCAGGATACACTATTGGTGGTATGCAGAATGATGGTTCTTTTTATGATGCTACTAAATCACATGATTGGAATACTGATATGCCTTCACTTGCATTTAGACAATATACTTCAGCAATGGCTGGTACTGTATATGATGGAGGAGATATTGTGAAACAAATTTTATCAGAAGGAGAAGACTATATTGATCAAGGTGTTGCATACTTATTACGAGTTAGTACAGTATACTGGAAGTCACAAAGAAAAGTTGGACACCTTACAAAAATTGAAGAAAGTGGAGAAATCATTACTGACATTATTGATGAAAACTATAAGGTAACTGTTAAACCACAATACGATACTCGTTTATATAAAAATAAAGCAAAAGAGAATCTTGTATATGGTGAACATATTGATTGGATCTGGATTAATGAAGTATGGGGCGGTGTAAAAATTGGACCAAATATTCCATCATATTGGGGTATGAATAATCCAGCTGGGTTTGCTCCTATGTATATTGGTATCAATAAAAATAAAATTGGTGCTCTTAAGTTTCAATTTAAAGGGGACAATACATTATATGGTTGTAAACTTCCTGTAGAGGGAGCAGTATTTTCTGATAGAAATACTAAGTCTACTGCACTACTTGATTTAATGAAACCATATCAAATTGGATACAACATTGTAAACAATCAGATTGCAGACATCTTAGTAGATGAGTTAGGAACTATTATTATGTTGGATCAAAACACATTACCTAAACATTCACTTGGAGAAGATTGGGGTAAAGGAAATTATGCTAAGGCATATGTTGCAATGAAGAATTTCCAAATGCTACCACTTGATACTTCAATATCAAATACAGAGAATGCACTTAACTTTCAACATTTCCAAAAATTAGATCTATCTCAGACAGAAAGATTAATGTCAAGAATTCAATTGGCTAATCACTTTAAACAACAAGCATATGAAGTAATTGGTGTTAATCCACAAAGGATGGGACAACAGTTATCACAAATGACTGCTACAGGGGTAGAACAAGCCGCCTCAGCATCTTATGCACAGACAGAGGTATTCTTTATCCAACACTGTGATTATCTAATGCCTAGGGTACACCAAATGCGTACAGATCTAGCACAGTATTATCATTCTACAAACCCATCTGTTAGATTATCATATATGACTTCTGCAGATGAAAATGTTAATTTTGAAATGAATGGTACTGATTTGTTAATGAGAGACTTAAATATTTTCTGCACAACTACTGCAAATCATAGAGCAATACTTGAACAGTTAAAATCAATGGCATTACAAAACAATACAACAGGAGCATCTATTTATGATCTTGGTAAAGTTGTTCAGTCAGATTCAATTGCACAACTTAATCATGCTCTTAAAGAATCTGAACAAAAACAACAGCAACTCAAACAACAAGAGATGCAACAACAACAACAAATGCAAGAACAACAACTTCAGGCTCAACAACAAAATGAGAAAATGAAACTTGATGCAGAAGCTCTTGAAAAAGAAAAAGATAGACAAAGAGATATCCTTGTTGCAGAAATTAGATCTGCAGGTTATGGTTCTATGGTTGACCTCAATGAAAACAAACAGTCAGACTTTAGAGATGCAATGCAAGATATTAAAGAGACTGAACAATATCAAGAACAAACTCAATTACAGAGAGAAAAAGAAACTAATAGATCAGTTCAAGATGATAAAAAGAATCAAATTGAAAGAGAAAAGTTACAAGTTCAAAGAGAAATAGCAGATAAACAACTTGAAATTGCAAGAGAAAATAAAAACAAATATGACAAGAATGCAAATAAAAATACCTAGTTAGCCATATAAGGCAAAATTTTTATCAAGGGTATTTTAAATTTAAGAAGTTTATTTGTATATTATAGTATAAACAAAACCAACACAGATGGAAGAAACCAACAAAAATCCTGAGGAAGCTCAGGTACTTGACACTACAACGGTAGGACAGGTAGACATTAACATTGATGATCTTTTTGGAATGCCGGGAGCAGAAAATGTTATGTTACCGGATGATAAAGAAGATAATAAACATAAAACTGTATTTGCTAATGACAATACAGTAGATATGACGTTCTTTGACAAGACTGATAAATCTGATGATACTCCTGAAAAAAAATTAGAAGTTGAGGAAACAATAAATGAACTCAATGAATTAATTACTCAGGAAGAAGAAGCAGGTAATAAGGGAAGACCTAAAGTAGATAAATCTGGTCTTGCTGAGTTAGCAACTAAGATGATTGAAGAAGGTGCTCTAGTTCCTTTTGATGATGATAAACCCTTAGAGGAATACACCACAAAAGATTTTAGAGAACTGTTTGAAGCTAACTTCCAAGAAAGAGAGAATAAAATCAGAGCAGATACTCCAAGAGAATTCTTTAATGCACTTCCAGAAGAACTACAATATGCAGCAAAATATGTTGCAGATGGTGGAACTGACTTGAAAGGATTATTTAGAACTCTTGCTCAAGTTGAAGAAATGAGATCTTTAGATCCATCTGATGAGTATGATCAAGCAGAAATTGCAAGACAATATCTTTATGCTACCAATTTTGGTACTACAGAAGAAATTGAATCTGAAATTGAAGATTGGTCTGACATGGGTAAATTAGAACAGAAAGCTAATCAATTTAAACCTAAGTTAGATAAGATGCAAGAATCTGTAATTGCAAGACAGTTAGCAGATCAAGAATCTAAAAAACATCAACAAGCAGAAGCAGCAAAAATGTATACAGATAATGTATATAATACTCTTTCAACTAGTGAAATTGGAGGAATTAAGTTAGATAAGAAAACTCAGAGTTTATTATACTCTGGATTAGTACAACCTAACTACCCATCTATTTCAGGAAAACCTACTAACTTATTAGGACATCTATTAGAAAAATATCAGTTTGTTGAACCAAGACATGACTTAATTGCTGAAGCTCTTTGGTTACTTGCAGATCCAGAAGGATATAAAGGTAAGGTTAGAGATCAAGGTGGTAAAGCAGCAATTGAAAAAACTGTTAGACAATTGAAAACAGAAGAGGCAAGAAAAATTACTTCTTCTATTCATGAAGAACAAGAAGAAAGAAGAACACCGAATAAACAACAAAGAACACTCCCAAGACAGAATAATCTGTTTAAGAGATTTTAATTAGTAACAAACAAAAACAAATAAATAATGGCAACTCCAGTAATGAACAATGGTATATTCCTCAGAGATACCGCTTACAACGCAAGTTCCCATGTGGATTCATACCACTTGGTAAACATGCTGAAAGATGCTGAACCCATGGATTTGGGTCCAGTTGACCTTTGGGCTATGGCTCAGAAAGTTGAAATGCCACTTTATCAAATGTCTTCATTTGGTGGTAAAAATGTAATCATGGTTGATAATGCTCGTGGAGAGTATAAATGGCAGACTCCTGTTTCTACAGATCTTCCATACATCATTGAAGACATTGAAGCTGCTAATGACTTCAAAGGTATTGATGGTACTACATTCCGTATCAAAATTAACAGACGTGAATTTGGACATGGTGATATCATCACTTATGACAAATACAACGGTGTTGAGATGTACATCACAGCAGAAGACATTCTTCCAATGGGAGATGGTTTCGTGTATACTGTACAATTGGTAAACAATGACAACTTTAAATACTTAGATAGCAAGTACTTAGCAAATGGTACTAAAGTATTCCGTAAAGGTTCTGCTCGTGGAGAGTATGGTGAAAGATTCTCTGACATCACAACAAGAACTGGATTCCGTGAATTCTACAACTATGTTGGTGGTGCTGAAGCACATGTTCATTATTCTATTTCATCTCGTGCTGACTTGATGATCAAAGGAGGAATGAATGCAGATGGTACAGTTCCTGTAACTGAAATCTGGAGAAACTTTGGTGCAAACAATGATCCATCTATCACGTCTTTGGAAGACATGGTAAAAGTTATGGGTAAAGACAAAGTGAAAAAAGCATTTGACAATGGTGATTTATCAAGAACATTCTTGACAAACATGGAAGCTGCTCACTTGTCTAAAGTTGCTACTGACATTGAAACTTACTTAATGTGGGGTCAAGGGGGTAGAGTTCGTCAAGATGGACCAGATGATCTTAGATTATCAGTTGGTCTTTGGAAACAGTTAGATAACTCTTTCAAAAGAATCTACAACAAAAACAATTTCACACTTGATTTATTCCGTTCTGAGATCTACAACTTCTTCAATGGTAAAGTTGAGTTCCAAGGACCAGATCCAAAAAGATCTTTAGTAGTTCAAACTGGTATGGGTGGAATGAGAATGGTAAATGAGGCTATTAAACAAGAAGCAGTATCTTCAGGTTTATTGATTCAAGCTGCTGATATCGGTGCAATTACTGGTAAAGGAATGGACTTGAACTTTGGATTTGCTTACACTTCTTATGTTATCCCATTCTTGGCTAACGTGAAGTTTGTATTGAATCCTGCATTTGACAATGTTCACACAAATGATATTGAGAACCCAATCATTGATGGTTTCCCATTATCTTCTTATTCATTCATTATCTTTGATATCACTGACAATACAAATGACAACATCTTCTTATTGAAATTGTCTTGGGATAATCAATTGAAATGGTGGTACCAAAATGGTACTATGGATTACATGGGTCGTACACAAGGTTTCCAATCTTCTGGACAATTCAATGGATACCGAGTGATGATGTCTCAAACAATGCC